CGTGAAACCGAGAATGGGTCTGAACCGCTTCGGTTCTGAATCCGTCACATACATGGGTATCGGCTCCACAAAGAAGTGGGAACGGATCGAGAGCTATGGCCCGAAATTCGTGGAAAATATCGTGCAAGCAATCAGCCGCGATATTCTTGCCTATGCCATGAAGACACTCCGCTGCTGTGCCATCGTCGGACACGTCCACGATGAGTTGATCATTGAATGTGATCCGAGAGTATCGCTTGACGCCGTCTGTGAGCAGATGGGCCGGACGCCGCCCTGGGTGCCGGGACTCAAGCTGAACGCTGATGGGTATAAGTGTGCGTTTTATATGAAAAGCTGAAAAGAGGCAGCGGGTTATGAGACTGCTGCCTTTTGTATTAATTGATTTTCAATTCTGTCACCAATCCTTTGGACGGAGTTGATGCATGCTTAAAAGCATTTCTTATGGTTTTTGCTTCGTTTTCGCCTTGTGAAGCAATATGGCTTATTATACTCTGAGCACTGGATATTTTCTTTGAGGGAACCCTCATTCGTATCGCTGTGCCACTATATGATGTTTCACCTTCGCTCATGCCATGGTTATCTATCAAAAGATAATTTCCATAGCTGATAATACAGAAACTTCCGTTCAGATGCCGGCATATCTCATTAACCATGTACAATCCGAAACCAGAGTTAGCCCATTCGTCATTGCTGCGCTTTTTTGCAGATGGCCGGAATGCCTCTGATATACCTGCCTTTAAGGCCCATTTCAGTGCAAGACTGTTATCAGTAATATATGTTCTGTGAGCCGGATTCTGAACTATACTGTTGTAAATGCCTATCCCCTCGTCAGCAATCGCAATTTCTGCCAGTTCGTATGACGGCCAGTACTGACCGCAAACCCACACGGTATTTGTTTTTGCATGTTCTGGAGTATTTCTGATTATTTCGCGAATCAAGTATGTCAGCAGTTTATGCAGTTCGTTATTACCTCTATCTACTATTCTCGCCAGTCTACCTGATTCCTTTTCTATAATATCACCAAGAGCCAAATAGTTTCCTTGTTGAAATTCTTTCTGCTGAAGCTCATCTATTACGATCGGAGTTATAGGAATATAATTCGAACTTCCAGTTGCTTCACCAGGCATTTTCCCTATTCCTAAAGATTTGGATATATATTTGAAAAAGCCCATTGTGCCAGCATATCCTTTGCCTGCAGAATCAGTACCGGCAATATAAAAGGGAATATCCGGATAACGATGGCGATAATTCTTCAGCGCAGAACCCATAATTAACATTGGGAGCGGATCAAAGTTACTCATGCGTGAAAAATCAAAAGTAACATCGGTCTCATTTTCAACTTCTGTCTCATCCAATTGCTTTACAAATTTAAGGGTTCCTACAAGCTCCATATTAGGAACGTAATATTTCAAAAGTGAAAGCCCCCTCTTACTGCTTATTTATTAGTGAAAGCCAGGTCTTCTTGGTCTCGGGCTTTATAGCCGGAGCTTCAGTTATGTATTTGCTTGTCAAACTCACAAATTCATTTTCTGTCACCATCGGAGCCGCTATCTGATAAAGTGCAAACAACGACATAATCGAAATGATTTTACCATCTCCAGTTGTAAGTTGAGATGATTTTACCATTTCATTTATCAGCGAAGAAGTAGCGGCATCTCTGCTCTCAAGTACGAAAACGAAGCCTTTTAATTCAGGATGAGCAGAAATGATCCGCTTGGCTCTTTCGATGTTGTTCCAGTCAATTTTTTGTGTTTTATCTTTGACCTCAATAGCAAGCAAATAACTTCCATCCTTTTCAACAGTTAAATCACCGGGTTTTCGAGCACGCGCATCAGCTGCAGTCTTGTAATCATCAACCCCTGTGATATTAAAACCGGGCTGATTATAAATGACCTTCATACATGCGGCTACAACACATTTAGTCAATTCCGGGTCATGGATATCTGTCAATGTCTCCAGCACATTAAAAACCGCTGAGTTTTCCTGATTCAGTGTTTTATTCGTCTCGATACGAATTGTTCTTATTGCCTTAGCTGTGCAGATAAAATACCTCAAAACCTCAAGAAGTTGTTCCTTATTCAGATTATTTATCTGATTCATTATGTTTGCAAAAAGCTTAAGATCAAACAATGTTCGCTGAGTTGTGTCAAAATCGGTATTGAGTCTCTTAAGCGTACGCATCTTTTCAATTGCTCTACTTCCCTGCATTCCGGAATTCGGGGAGCAAAAGCCTTCACACAGGTCATGCTTTGCAAGGATCGGTATACTAACACCTTCATCTTCAGAACGAATACTGTATCCACCAGGAATAGGCTTGTTATTTTCGTCAGAAGCCCATATCTTGCAGCAGTCCACTTCAGGGTAGTAATATTTTCTCCATGCTGCAGTGAACATTAAACTTGCGGGAGAAACCCAGCCGTATTTTCCCCATTTCCATTTCTTCAAATTCTCAAGCAAATCATGCGGAATAACTGCTTCATTAAATGTAGTAGTTTGATCTACTAAATTATCAAGTTCTCTTCTGATACGTTCGTCATCCATTTTTTATTCTCCTTGCGATTCATTATCCCATGGCGTCTTATCTTTCCAGTCACTGGGAAGTGTAAACGGGTAGCATATTCTAAAATGCCCCATTGGAACAGTTCTGTTCGTTTCATTAGTCCTAACATCAAACCCACACTTACGCATTTTTTCAAAATATCCCTCATAGTCATCCATTTGGATGGGAAATTTTGTAAAACTCAGTATTTTTGTGCGATATTTCTCCTCCAATGCAATTCTCTGAAATTTGACCGCTTCGTTCGTAGAGTCTGAAGAGAACTTGATAATGAACTTAGGGTAAGGCTCTGTAAAATGGCCGTATAAAGGCATAAGCGAGTCATACGTCGTATATTCACTGATTGCTCTGTGAATTTCATTCCACATGAGTGTAAGATCTTCATCTGTAAAATTGTCCGAAAACGATTCCACTTTTATGCGTTTTAGTTCTGTCGTTACTCCTCCAAAAAAATTCAGGTCAATCATTGCATCCTCATGCTGAGATTCCCTATCAATGTATACAAGAAGTTCTCCATTCACAAAATCCCAAGTTATATCGTGACCTTTAAACATTCTGTGCTTATGCTCATCGTGGTAGCTGTTTACTGGCTTAACATAATCAAAGATACTCATTTGACCATCATTCGTAACCTTTGCCACTTTCTTTTCATGTGTTTTCTTTGCTCGCTTTCCTTTTGCTTTATCAAAGCTTAAGACATCATTCGGATTAAGCAACGGAACTTTGAATTCTTCAAGCCCCTCAACCTGATATCTTAAAGCCATCCCTATTTGCCTTGCGACAGGAGGGCATACGGAATTTCCTATTTGCTTAACTCCTTCAGAATATTTCTGAGGAATAACGTAATCCGCAGGGAAGCCCTGCAGCCGTTTTAGTTCCTCAACTGTGCATTTCCTGTTGTGCCAGTGGAACGGACCGTCATATCTTCCCTGATAAGCAATAATTGTCTTACAAAGATCATCAGGATCCAATTTGTAAAGGAAATTTGAGAATTTTGATCTCCAAGCAAAAATAGGGTGCGGATGCCCCATCTCTTCTGTATAGAATCTGTAATTTTCACCCACTGGAATATCCGGCAGCAAATCTCCGTATTTTCCACCGTATGGAGGAACGATCTCATTCTCATCTGTAATATCTTTTAGTGCTTCACGTACCATGACATAAGGCATATTATCGGGTGAGTCCGGTCCATAAGTAGGTCTTGGGAACTTAAACGCAATACCAAGATCGTTTCTGATTCCAACCAAAAAGACCCTTTCTCTCCGTTGCGGAACCCCATAATCTGCTGCGTTTAAAATTCGCCAATAAAGCTTATATCCGACTTCTTCAAATGAGGCGCAAATTATTTTGAAATCTTCCCCTTTTTTTGAGGAGAGGATACCACGAACATTTTCAAAGAGAAAAGCTTTGGGTTGAAAATGTTTCACGTACTGACAATAATACCAGAACAAAGTTCCTCTGGCATCACTTGTTCCCGCAACACCACCTGCGCGTCTCCCTGCAGCAGAAAAGCTTTGGCAAGGCGGCCCACCAACAATATAGTCAACCGTTTCTTTTGAGAAACCTTCCGGTTCCGTTTTTGTAATATCAATAGGTTTTATCTCATCCTCAAGTGCGCCAGTAAGACTCTTATTTGCATTTAGAGTTATGCAACAATTTTCATCCCACTCAAGCGTATTTGTAAACCTAAATCCGAGTGGGGACATACCCACCTCAAAGCCTCCTATGCCTGCAAAAAGGCTGAGGCACTTTACTTCTTTAGCCATATAAAATACCCTTCTTAAAAAGCAATACTTATTCTATCTAAACTGTTACTTTGTAAGCCTTGTTCTTTTTATCCGTATTGCGGTTTTAGCGTATTGGAATCCGTTCGACAATATCCTCAATTGGGCAGTCAAGTGCCTCGCAGATTCGAAGAAGAACGTCCGTAGTAACATTCTCGCAGCGTCCCATCTTTGCTATAGACGCCGCGCTGACATCGCTCATCTCTTGTAATTCCTTCTTTTTTATGCCTCTGTCAATCAGCATCTTCCAGAGACGGTTGTAACAGAATTCTGACTTCAGTTCTTTTTTATTCCGCTTTCCCTGCATCATCTTTTTTCTCCTTGTTCCAAGCCCAGCCAAAGAGTTCGTTCCCTCCGGGGGCTAGTTCCAATACAGCATTCGCTTCTATAGTTTGACGAGTTTCCACACTATACGAGTCAAGTGTGTCATAAGCCATAAACACCTGCTTGCCACGATTCTTCTGACTTTCGTAAACGCGGATAATCTCAGAAAAAACCGGGCGTTCAATATTCTTTAACAGAACAGAATCATGTACTACAAACGGAACAGGAGCTACCGCCATATTAGCGAGATCAAATGTGATAAGTCCACGATACTGAGCCCCGGTTCCACCATCATTCGGCGTGTTGAAAGTATACTTATTTAGCTTTTCAAGCCGAAGTATGGGCGGCATATGCATTTCGTCTTTCAATATTTCAAGGCTGATTTCCCGCATTGCTTGATTTACAGTACTCTCAATAGCAAGGAGCTGCTCATTGATAACCTTATCACGTGTTTCAGCATAATCCGCAGCGACCACCTTCAACCGCTCCAGTTCGTCATAATTTTTGTTTGCCTCGCGCAGTTGATTGAGTTCGGTTGTTATCTTGGCGAACTCCTTCAAAATTGCTTGCGAAACATTGGGAACATTTTTGATTTCTCTTATCTGCTCCTGAATCCTCGCTGCCTCGTTATTTAACAACACATATGTCGTCGCAAGATTGCTTTCTGTTTCTTTGAATTCTTCATTTAGAATCTTTGTCAGCTTCTGATGAAATCGCTCAATATCCTCAAGAGTACGAAAATCCTCTCCGGGGAAAAAACGTTCCAAATCGGTAAAAGTGCGCTTGAATCCTTTTTTCTGCCCAGTCATATCTCTGCGCACAGAATTCAACTGGGTCTGGACGGCGGCTATCTGCCGCCTGTAATTTATGAGTCTTTCCCGGAGTTCAGAAAGCCTTCGAGCTGTCATACTGTCAAGATCGAGAAGTCCCTGGTCGCTGTCTCGCAACAGTGTAGTTTCCTGTTCCTGCAATTTCGCAATCCGTTCTTCGTTGGCGGTTTTTTCCTTATCATTTTTCGCCGCTCTGACGTGACTGTACTGCTGCGTGGTTTTGCGGAATGCTTCTTTTTCATCCTCAGCGTTGGCCGCCTGTGTTATCTGAGCCTCCACAGCGGAGTATCTGTCGAACAGACGCATATAGCTCTTGATGGCGTCAGCTGTTTTCTCATCCTTCGCCGACCGCAAAGGGCGTTCCTCATCCAGTGTGTCTCTTTTATACACGCGGATAAATCTGGCGACCGCGCCACGCCATGTAATACCATCAGCGGAAAGTCCATACTTTTCACATAGGAAGTTTCCGTATTCCTTCACTGAAAGCGGCTGCTCATCCTGCAGCGGCTGATAATCGGAATCAGACTTGATGATTTCCTTATAGCTGACCGTGTTTCTGGAAAAATAATATTCCTGCCCGCCGAACTCAAACGCAAAGTTGATGGTATGCTCTTTCACGTTCTCCTGCACGTCAGGGCATTTTTTGACATAATCGTCCCCGCCAAAAACAAAGTCAAGAATCATCAGGAAGGTCGACTTTCCAATGGAGTTTGAGCCATTGTCGTCGCCAAGTACGGCATTAAGTCCAGGATGAAACCTGACGGTTTTCTGCTTGAACTTATCGCATTGAACCTCAACCAGCATAGTGCAACACCTCCTCATGAATTTCTATCTTGTTCATGGCGTACAAGCAATCAAGCACCTCCACAAACTCACTGATATTTTCAATTTTTGTTTTCTTCACCTTGCCATATAACTCCTGCGGAGTCATATCGCCTTTTTCCAACAGAGAAAGGACAACAGGAAATTTTGATATTGTACTTTCCTTATATGGCGTCACCTTGCTTGGAAGTTTCATTTGTGGAACACCTCGCAATTCTGTATGAAGAACGAAACAACAATATTGCAAGCCAATCTGCTGCCCGTTCCCAGCCCTGATTTATTTCTGATCCATTCAGACAAGTGAGTAATGACGTCACCTTGAGACAGCCCGGCTTTTTCCAGCTTTCTCGAACTTATCTTGATCTCCGCAGCAATAACGTCAAAGTCGTCATTTGAATCGGAAAACACTTTTTCTATGTACCGGTAATATGTGACAACTTGTACCTGAGTTTCATTCTTCAGAATAAAATTCTCTGGCTCGAATTTCTCATCGATACGGAGAGCGTCATATTCCAGTTGCTCTAAATCGGAGGTGTCTCTTATTTGTCCAAGAGCATCGAGAACCGTTCTGATATCCTCTTCAAGCTGAACACCATCTACTGCCATCTTAGCTGCATAATTCCGTGAAATCTGTTTCTTGATTTCACGGAGTTTTTTATATTCCTCAATGGTTGGGCTGAGCAGATACCTGTCCGAACAGTCCTCATCCAGAGCAATTAGGTTTTCAGAAATATCAAGTCTTTTCGGAGCTGGGCAAAATGTTTCAAATTCCGACCGTATATCATCATCGAGGTCGTCTGGGAAAATCTGTGTAATCCTGTATTTTTTGACGGCCTTTCCTTTTATAGTCTCTACCAGTTTTCTGTGGCATAGAGGACATTCATAATTTGCCTCAGCAAGCAACGGCGCATCTTCATACTCTACTGTGTCGTCTGCTTTCTTATTCGGGCGGTTAACAGCGTATAAAAGAACCTCAGCAAGGAAACGAGCTTCATCGCCTGATTCATAAAAGGCGAGGAGCTTTTTCTTTTTGCTGTCAGGAATAGTCAGATCCACTCCTATTAACTTTACAAACTGATCGATGACATCATCCTTTAAATGCGGATTCAGATCTTTCATGACCTTGTCTCTGAAGTACTGAATCGTTTTATCAATCACATTTTGTTTTACCGACGCCTCTTTCAAGCCAGCCGGTTCTGGATCCTTCCGGCTTACCAATCGGCTTATCTTTTTTGAGCTCAAATCAACACCGTATCCATTGGTCTGAACATACTCCTGGTCATTGATAGCTCCCAACAGGAACTGTGCCGCCAGTTCCTGATTACTGTTTGCTATTAGTCCAGGCTGCATGATCTGGATATAAGACGAGATATTCAGTTCATTCATCGATCCATTCTTCCTTTCATGCTCCCGGAAAAACACTGGCAAAACAGTGGCAAAACGGAGGCAAATACTTTCATGGCCATATTTCTTATCATATAGACAAGAATTAGAGCGATGCCAAGGCGATTCACATTGAATTTTTATTATACCACATTGGCATGAAAAAATCTACGTTTTTTAATTAATAATTGTGCTTTCGCTTAATTATCTCTCTGATTTCATCGTCCCGGGCATGACGTTAAACCGCCTGTCAGAGCGACGACTCACCTCCTGTGGCCACGGGGTGCGTTCGCAGCCGTTGCGATGACGGGACAATCAAACATAGTGCCAGCTGCGGACGGCTGGTCACTCACAAGAAGCGGAGAAATCCGTATATGGAGTGACCATCTGATGAGAAAAACTACTGGCAGCCATATGGATTTCCTCTGCTTCGGAAAGATTCAGAGGCAATCTAAATGGCAAAAGAAATCGTATGGGAGCGACTCACCCGGATCGAGTCCGAGACTCTTGCCGATCTCGTTAAAAACGGCAAGGAAGTATACGCAGCACCGATGGAAATCGAATGCAGGGAACAGCTTGACGCGTTCGGTCTCAGCTGGGACGACTGCAAGACATGGCGCATCGGTTCAGACAAGGTTATTGTGCATCTGACACCGGCTGACAAAGCAACCTATGATATGCTGCTCGGCGATCTTAGGAAAAAGCACCGGGATGAGTACCGTCAGAAAAGGTGCAAAATCCCTGGTAAGCAGAAAGCTCTGATCCGCTGCCCGGAATGCAACTCGTGCGAGAACTGCCCGTTCCCGGAATACCGGGATAAGCATCAGCCGGATGTGATTTCGTGGGACGGGCTGCTGGAGAGCGGCTATGAACAGGCTTATGACGAGGACATTTGTCAGCTTGACGTGAAATCAGAACTGGAGTCAGTCTGCGCGGCGATTGATGCGGAGAATCCGAAATACACTCGGGCAATTGTTCTGAAAGAACTTTACGGCTATCCCGTCAAGGAAATCGCCCAGATGATGGACGACACCGAGAGGAACATCTACTTCTATATCAGCGAAGCCAAGCGCATCGGTAAACAGTACAGAGAGAACAACCAGTAAAACAAAGAGGCGGCATCGGAGCACAATGTTCCGATGCCGCTTTTTATCGTATAGGCTCTGAATCAATCCGTGGTGTTTCCTCCGAACCTGTCCTTAATATAGCAGTCAAAACAGCAGTACTTTCTGCTGCTGTTTCCGCAAGCTGTGAAAGGTTTCCCGCAGCAGGCGCAGGTGAAGTCGTAATTAGCCTTTCTGTTCACCTGATCCAGATGTTTGCTCCACCATTCGCTCCGGCATCTGTCACAACAAAATTTCTTCGGCTTGCGTTTCGGAGTCTGCTGTATCGTCGTTCCGCAGTTGAGGCAGACGGTCTGATCCGGTCGGCCATAATTGCCTGACGGTGCCTTTTCCTTTGCGTATCCGCCTAATCCATGCCGTTTGCAGTAGGACTTGACCTCTTCCTTACTAATTCCCATATTTTTCGCTATCGTGCCATAACCACAGCCCTTTGCCCGGAAAATCCGGATCTGTTCTCTCTGCATATCATTCATCGCAAATCACCTCGTTAGTCTTTCTCCTGCACTTTGGTATTTTCTTATTGAGCTTACTGCCGTCAATGAAATGGAAATCAAGCGTACCGTCCGGCTTCACGACAATCCTGCTAACGACAAGGGATAGGTCTTCCTCGTCAGAAAGCATCTGTGAAATATTCATTTTCGGAAGCGACCGCAGCCATTTCCTTACGGACGGCATTCTGTCTTCGGAAACAACGCCGCCGAGAATATCCGTCAGAGTGCTCGTCAGTTTCCTTTTCACAGCTGCGTCGCGCACCGCCTCATGGATTACATAGTGGAGTGCTTTGTCCTGGACATTATGCGTCTTGCATCTGTCCAGTTTCCGCCATCGGTTCCGGCACTGCCACACGATTTTTCTGTACTAGTCGTTTGAATGCCACGGACGGGGACCGAAGGTGCCGCCGCATTTCCCGCATATCACCTTGCTGGAAAGAACAGTCACTCCGGAATATCTCTGGTTGTTGTCGAAGCTCCGCTCCTCCATGCGTTTCTGCACATAATCAAAAAGCCACGGGGAGATAATCGTCTCGTGGCCTTCTTTCACATAGTATTGCGGCAGCTCGCCTTCGTTCTTCTTTACCTTCTTCGTAAGGTAATCAACAGTAAAGGACTTTTGCAGACGGCTGTCTCCTTTGTATTTCTCATTTGTCAAAATGCTCGTAACCGTCTGGTGCCACCATCTTTCCTCGCTGGCTGGCGGCTTGGCGTTCTCTTCTTCAAGCTTCCTCGCAATCTGCATTGATGAATACCCCTGAAGGAACAGGAAGAATATTCTCCGCACGACCTTCGCCTGTGCTTCATTGATTTCCATAGAGTATTTCTCACTGCCTTTGTCGTACCCAAGGAAACGGCTGTAAGCGAGACTCATTTTCCCATCGGCGAACCGCTTTCTCTGTCCCCATTTCACATTCTCGGAGATGGATCGTGACTCTTCCTGGGCGAGGGAGGACATGATCGTCAGTAAAAATTCACCCTTGTAATCGAGCGTCAAAATGTTCTCCTTTTCGAAGTACACGCCGACACCTTTTTCTTTCAGCTTTCGGATGGTGGTGACTGTATCTACGGTGTTCCGGGCGAACCTCGATATGGATTTTGTCAAAACCAGATCGATATGTCCGGCAAGGCAGGATTCAATCATCCTGTTGAAACCCTCCCTGCGGTTTGTGGTTAATCCCGAGATACCATCATCGACAAATATTCCTGCGGATTCCCATCCGGCGTGTTCCAGAATCTTTTTCTTATAGAAATCTGTCTGCGCGGCGAGGCTTGATTCCTGATCTTCATGATCTGTGGAAACTCTGGCGTATGCGGCCACGCGCTGTACAGCCTTTTCTGCTTCTTCCAAAGTCGCCGGACGCGGTATGGCGGAAATACGGGTAACAACTCTATCTATCATTTACAATCACCCCATCTCCATTTACATCATCCGCCGCGTCCACCTCGAGGAATGGCGGCCCATAATGCTCCTGCAGTTTCTTGAGGGCAAGCCGTGCCTCATCCGATGTAATAACACCATCGTGCGCCATGCTGCTGAGCAACCATTTGCACACCCTGTAATCTACTTCTTTCGCTAACAAGCTCAAATCATCCTTTCGTTCAATGGTATACCATACATTGCTCTGAACGCCCGGGAAGTCAAGCAGATAAGCGATTCTTAATTTATACTTTTCTTTGAACTGGATTAACGATGTGTCTTGTAGACTTCGTTACAGAGTTTTATTTCGTTATAGAGTGTCGGAAGTCGGCTGATATTTCGTTACAGAATATGCGGGAAACTGCAGACTTGCACCCCGCCTTTTTCCCGGGCGCGGCGAGGGCTGAGTACAGCTCACTCATTCGCCGGAGAGCATAAAGAAATCCTGCACACCACTGTGGTGGACAGGAACGGCTGAAATACATACTTTTTGAAATGCAATAACGAAAAGTGGAAGTTCCGAAGTCAGGCACAGAGTATCATTTCGGTGATGGCTTCATCCAAAATGGTGATGACCTTGCCATCATCGAAAATATCATCACAGCCTTCCGCAAGCAGGATATTGACCATGAGTTTGATAATGTCTCTGCCCGTGTAGTGATCGCCTGCTTCAGCATTTTCAGAAAAGCGGCGGATCAGATCCTCGAAAATATATCCCATCTTCACGTTGTCGATAGTTCTCGGATTCAAATCGAGCTCGGAAAACGCCTTCACGACAGCGAGCAAGCGGTTGTTCTTGTCCATCTTTGTGATCTGTTTTTTGAAATCCAGGCCCTTTGCTTCAGAAAGCAAAATCTCCTGTACATTGGAAGAGAAACCCTGAATGTATGACACGAAGTTGTCCGCAAGATGATCCGGATCATTGCACAGCTCCGCAAGCGTAAAGCGGCTCGTGTTATAAAACTGGAATCCGGAAATACGGTACATTGCCTTTGCCGGATAATTCGGATTCTTCTCATACTGCTCGACGACCTTTTCCTTCGTCGGCTCAAGGGCACACTCAAAACGCCGAATAATCGTCATCGGGATGATGACATCCTTATATTTGTCGCTCTGATACGGCCCGCGCAGCTTGTTTGCAATAGACCAGATCATACTGGTTTCTTCTGATACATCCACAGGGGAGTCATCCCACATAGCGTCGATCATTTGATGTTCTGACATTTGATTCTTCTCCATTCATGACAGCGGTTTGTCCCGCTGCCTGTATTTTATATTTTCAAGTGTCCGATAAAACGGACATCAGTCCATTTCCATCATCATCTTGTAATGCTCACCCTGTTCCATAGCCTCAAAAATGAGCTTGAACACATCAATATAAGGCTGTGCGTCAGCGTAATCCTCGATCAGATGGATCTCACTTCCAAATCCGGTCGGATTGCTGATATAGCGGAGCAAGGAATCCGCAAGATGATACTTTGTCGGATCAGGCCTGCCGCCGTCCGGAGCGGGCGTCATAAACAGATCCTTGTGCTCACCTTCAAGCACACGTTGACGCAGCTCTTTCCGGTCGTACCCACACATCTGCATGAAGTAGTACTCCAGAATCTGCCGGATTACATTCAACGCCGGGATAGCTGTCTTGGTCTCTTTCAGCTCCGTCCAAAGTGCCTTATAGGAATTCTGGATCGGATTGTAATTCTCATCCTCGCTCGGACGCTTCGGATCAGGCCGAACGCACGGAACAACAGAAGAAACGTTATTTGTCTTCAGAATCTTAAAGAAGCTTGTACTCCTGAAGTTCTTCTCCTGCTTATAGGTCACTTCGCTGTGGAAGTAGACATTATGCGTCAGAATGAAGATCTGCTTGATATAATCTCCGAGTTCCGTGTCTCCCTTGTAATCTGTGTTGTTGTAGCAGACTTCGATCATTTCACGGACAAGAGAACCGACGATATACAGCGTGCTCGAATCCATACTGGACACCGGATCGTCGATGACGACAATCTTCGGCTTTTCTTCTGTACGGCTCTGGCTGCCGCGCACAAGATGATAGAAGTAAAGGAACGATATGAAGTTACGCTCGCCCTCACTCAGGTTCTTGGCTACTTCGCCGTTTTCGCGAATGACTTCATAGTGGTTCGGAATGTCCTCACGTTCTCTCAGGTGAAATCCCTGAAATCCGGTTTCACGGAGCGTCTCGTTCATCCTGTTGACAGTATCGGATGTATTCTTGATGCTCTTATTCAGCTCGGCAATATCAAAACCGATTTCACGGCTCTGCCTGTCAAGTTTTTTCCATTCTTCCTCTGCCTTTTTGACTTCTCCATCGGCTTTTACGTAATTGGCATCGTATGCAGCAATGTGCGGCTGGGCAAGCGATGCGATATACTCCTGAAACATGCGCTTGCACAGCTTCTTCTGATTGCCAATGTCATCCACTACGTCATTGTTGGCTTTGATCTTCTTGTTGATCTCGTCAATAAGAGAACCGATTTCAAGCAGAAGCGAATCCGTATCCTCCAGCGAAACCTCGGTTGTCGGTTTTTCCACTTTTGCAGCAATGCGGTCTTTATTGATGGATATACTTTTTTCCAGAAGGCTCAGCTTATCCCTGTATTCATCCAGATCAAGAGACGGCATGATACTACCGTTCAAGTTGCCGTTAAGCGTCCGCAGAATAGCAGCGGTCTCATTGTCATAGGCTGTCTGGAAAGACTTTATATCCGCCAAATCTTTCTGATATTGTTCATCAAAGCTTGCAGCAATTTCTACCTCAAAATTACCCGGCAGCTTCTGCTGGCAGAACGGGCACTTTCCATCTGAGCCGGGAACATAGTGAATATGGCCCTCACGCACCCAGGAGGATGCTCCGAGGGCATTCATGAATTTGGAAAACGGCGTATCGCCGCTGCTTATGATCACCTTATCCATCAGCGCATAGCCTGGAAGTCTGCCGTATGTGGATGACGTACTAACGCGGTCGAAGAGCCTGTATGTCTTCAATTCGCCCTTGTATGCGACATCATAGATTCTCTGTATCTCTTCAGGCTTATGGGCAACGGGAGTTTTGACTTCCTTGATTAACTTATACAGAGATTCCTTTTTCCCTGTGCCTTCCGCAACCTTGCTGAATTGAGATCTCAGCGGTTTCACAATATCGAAAAGTGTCTGCTGCAACGTCGGGAGCAGATCATCACGGTATTGCTTTTTGCCGTCGACTACCTGGTTCGCTGCTGTTTTCTTTTCCTCAACCTTATCCCTTTCTTCGCCCTTCTGCCGTGCAGCTTCTTCTTTTTCCTTATTGTCGCTGCAGACCGTATAGACACCTGCGACTTCACTGTAATCAGAAAAATTATCGTCGATGAACTGCTGATTGTAGACAAGCACATCAAACTTGTCCGCACTCAGCCCTTCGTCCCATTCAACGCCATCATCTGCCTCTATAGCCTTGGCAATCGTGGATTTTCCTGCTCCGTTCCTGCCATAAAAGAAGTTGATGAAGGTTGGAGTGATATGTTCGTTCTGCCCCTCGAATGTCGCGCTATTCAGAGTGATTCTCCGTATAGATGCTGGCATTTTTTCATTAGTTTCGCTTGTCCCCATGTGCCTTGTCTGCTCCTTTCATAACTGCGTCTCAGTTCTTTATTTTGCCTTCTCTGATCCATTCATCGACCTCAGAGATTTTAAATTTGTATCGTTTTCCGGCCCTGTATACCGGCAGTTTTCCTTCCTTAATCCATGTACGAATCGTGTCCTGGCTGACGCTCAGGTAATCTGCGATGTCCTCGAGATTTACCCATTTTTCGACGTTCATATTTTCGTATTCAACACTCATTTGTTACCTCCGTATATCCGTGCTTCTCATGAGCTGAATGCTATGAAATTGTTGCTACATTTATGCCCTTGCTTTTTAACAGCGCGATCAGGTTTGCTTTCTTGATCGTCCAATGCGGATCATTTAATTCGTTGTATTGTGCTGCCCGTTTGAGGTCAAGTTCCGTAGCCATTTCATTCAGAATCTGTTGAGGGACATCTGACAGAATGAAATAAGAAATAACGAGCTGATGGCCATCTCTTTCAATATTCGTCACAATTCCGTAAGCCGCGTAATGATCTGCGTCTGTGTATCCGTAATGGTGATTCTTGCTGGCAAATATCGCTGGGAATGCTCTCACGGCAAGCTGCGCTTCTTCATCAAGACGGGCATATTTCATCTTCAAATCTTCATCAATGCTTTCTGTTAAAGCAAGACTGGTGTCGATAGTAAATGTACCGGTCGTGTTCTCATACATCTCGCCCTCAACCACAAACAGATTGTAGCAGCTCGTGTTCATGGTGATGATCTGCTGCCCGATTCCACGCCTGCCATTATGAGTCGAAGGCACAACAACTTGTATTGTGTTCTTCGCTTCGTAGTGCTCTACATATCCGATCTGCTCGCCTTCACCAGATTGTTCCATGTGAATACCGACCTGCTGAGGCTTTTCTGCGGCAGGTAGCTGAGGAGAGGATTTCTGAATTTCGTTTTTCTCCACTGGTTCAGTCCTCCTTCTTCCCGTGATAATGCTCTACATATCCTATTTGCGTACCATTGCCGGATTGCTCAAAATGGAAATTGAACACCTTCGGCTGATTTATTGTCTGCTCTAAGTTCTGATTGGTGGAGTTATCTTCCGGCTCCGGAATAGCATCTATGACTTCCGGCTCTGGAGAATCGTCATTGGTCGCTGAATTTTTCTCTGCCGAGAAGTCAAAATCTGACGGATAACAATAATCAAAATCCACTTTACGAGAGCTGTTCTCGCCGATTGCAGCTTCATAAGGTCGCTCATTATTTCCCTCTGTCGGAGGGCACCATTCATCATAGGTTGGTTGGCCTATGGTGTTTTTCTTTATGCGGACAATGCAGTAATGCCATATGCCGAGCAGAAGCGCTTCAAAGTACAGCTTTGTATCAGGAGACAGCAATTCTTTCTTCGTAATAGTCGTACCGTCTTTGTTGGCATAGAGCTCTGTGCCCAATGTAATTTCCGTGTCTGCATCTAATAGCTCAAGAAGTGCCTTGACCAGATATTTGTCCTTTCGAGTAGATGAACGCAAATCCAGATATTTATTTGTAAATGCCGTCATAGCGGCGAGGCATTCTGAATAGCTGTTTTTAATTCTGTTATCAAATGATTTTTTTGCAGAAGCGTTATTGAGCAGGAATGAACGCCATCCCCAGCCTTTGCATGATTTGAAATCGAGCGTTCCATCACGAAATGACTTGTCCTCGGAACGCAAGGGATCAGGAATATCCGGACTAACTATTCTTGCCAATGCAAGGAGCGTTTCCGGTTCAGTAATGCCACTTTGCTTTCCCATATACCTCTCTGCGTGTGAAGGCATGGGATTACGAGCATCGGATATCAATATGAAGAAGGTTCCGCCACATAACCTCCAGTTTTCTCTGTTTGCCATAGATTGTCCCTCATTTTCAAAAACTCCGACAAAAGCGACAAACCCGACAACGTGAACACCGACAAACCCTACTCCTCAATGGCTCTTGTGGAAAGCACAGGAGCCTTTTTCAGTCGGTTAAGACGCTTTCGTCACTGGGGAAATCCGGATTAACAATCCATAACAAACCCCACTAAACCAGTTTATCACAGATTGTCTCGAACTTCAATACAACGGCATGAAGGCGCGATGAACAGACTGTGAACGACCTCCTGTGACTGACCACTAACAGATCACTCACAGGAGGTATTTTTAATGTCAAACAGAGTCAATAATTGGAAATCTTACAATGACGCACCGCTGCAGGCAGACGAGGTTCTTGTCCCACAGCTGGTAAGCAAGGAGTACGCAATGGGCCTCAAGGCCAATATGTCGAACCTGAGAACGTGGGAAAAGAGCGGAATTCAGTACACCGTCATGTTCATCCCGGTGCCAAAGGACCAGGAGAAGCATGCATGGTCTATCTTCAACGCCGAAGTGAACGAGCTGCTCGATGAAAAGCTTGGTCCGAACCGTTTCTCCCGCTGCATGGTTCCGCAGCCGGATGGCAGCAAGAAACCCTGCCCGAAGAAGAAGGGCAATAATCATGAATGCTGCGCTAACTGCCCGTTCCGTAATATTTACGAGAAGGAAGATCGCAGCATGGTGTATTGGAGCCAGCTTGAAGAAACAGAATATGCTGGCGGCGTTGAATCTCACGCAGATGATGATTATAAGGTCGAGGCCCTTCTGGAGGACCTGATCAACGAACTTGAACAGCAGAATCCGAAGCTCGCACGTATCGTCACCCTCGGCTATGCCGGGTACAGCAAGGCAGAAATCTTCGAGATGATCGGCGTCCAGAAGACGCAGGGATATGACCTGTTCAAGGAAGCCGAACGTCTGACGAAAGAGTTCCTGTTCAACTAATCACTGAATCGAGATAATCTGTGCTGACTGGGCCGGATGCCTGATGCCGTGAAAGCGGCTGACGGTGTCCGGCCTTTTCTGTACCTGTACTCATAAACGATACGCATACAATCACACGGTAAAAGGCTATCGTGTGATTATGGTTTCATTTTCTGTTTCCGGCTCTCCGGACATAAAAAGAGCAGCGGTTCAGACACATTCAATCTGAATACCGCTGCCGCTAAAAACCGCAGAAACGCTTGATTTGTCGGTGTTTTTCACATATAGGCTATCGCTTGATTGTATCAAAATCGCGAGTCTTAGGTTTCGAAGCATCCCCCGTATCACGCCGTCATTCCACTTTTTATGCCCCCGCGCCGTTTTGATGCCGTCCGCCTCAAGGTCTGCGATGATTTTGGCTACGCTGTGCCCAATCAGATACCGTGAAAAAATCCTGCGGACGATTTCCGCTTCCCCCGGGTCGATTTCAGGCAGATTGTTCTCGCCCCTGCGATAGCCTAAAAATCCGGCATAGTGAAAATAAACCTTGCCGTCCTTGAAATTTTTGCGGTGTCCCCAGCGGATGTTGCCGCTCATGGACTCGCTCTCGGCCTGTGCCTGGCTCATCATAAAGGTGAGAATCATTTCGTTGTCCATGTAGAGGGTGTTGACATTTTCCTTTTCAAAGAAGACGCCCACGCCCATCCGCTTGAGCCTGCGAACATAATCCAGACCGTCCAGCGTATTCCGGCAGAACCGGGACACCGATTTGGTGATAATCAAATCCACCTTGCCCTTTTCGCAGGCTTTAATCATCCGCAGGAAATCCTTGCGCTTTTTGGTAGAGGTTGCGGTTTTGCCCTCGTCCGCAAACATATCCACCATGGTCCACTCCTGCTGGGCGGCGATTTTTTCGGTGTAATATTCAATCTGCGCCTGATAGCTGTCGAGCTGTTCCTCGGAGCTGGTGGAAACGCGGCAGTAAGGCGCTACCCGCAGGCGCTGTTTGCGGATATCCTTTTGGTTGTGTTTGGGATCGGCGGGAATCACCGTGACTTTTCTCACTGCGCTTTCGGGCATTCTGCATCCTCCTTTCCATCTGCTTCAAGGGTTTTTCCGTTGATGAGCTGCAAGCGGAGACCGTCGTGGGCGGTAAATTGGATTTCCTGTACTGCGGTTGTAAAAAGCTCTCTGAGAAGTTCCGCATTGATAGATTGGGTGAGGATTTTTTCCTTCAGTCTCTGCATCTGATAATAAGGCATAGAATCAGGCAGTCCGCTGTATTGCTCTGCGGCACAGGCCAGTATCAGCATTTTGGTGTACTCCGGTCCCGGCTCCGCTTTGTTCAGCTCCCGGAGGACCTCGTTCTGGATGCGTACCGCCTCCAGCGTCGTCTCATTTGTATTTTGCGGCAGGGACCATTCTAAGAGGTTCGGGGTCTGCGCCAGCACATCCAGCCTTTCGGATAGGGCTGTGCGGATGTCCTCGTCCTCTATGTAACGGCGGTTGGTACAGCCCTCCTTTTCGCAGTACCAGCGGGGCTTTCCCCCAGCTCTGGTATCGCGGATCATCCTGCCACCGCACACGCCGCAGACCGCCTTTTCACGGATGGGCTTGATGTAGTCCGGGCAGGGTGTATAGGTATTCTTTTCTCCCCTGACAAGCTGGGCCTGCAGAAAGGCTTCCGGCTCAAGGATGGGGGGATATTCCTTTTCCCCAAGATAGCGTTCGTTTTCAAGGATGCGTTTAACCATGTGCTTGTTCCATTCAGTCGTGTGGCTGTGGTAACGAAGCCCCCGGCGCATCATTTCAGCGGCAATTTTGCTGTAGGCCATGCCGTCCGCATAAAGCCTGAAAATCTCTTTGACCGCCGCCGATTCTTTGGGGCTGCATTGTATCTCTCCCTTTTTCATGGTGTACCCAAAGGGGATTTTTCTCTGCCATGCCATATTACCGCACCGTCCTTTCCATGGTTTCTTTCAGCGTCAGACCGTTGTAAAGGCTTATACTCATCGCCGTTTCCGAAGAGATGGTGATGCTCTCCACCAGCGTTTCAAACACTTCCTCCGTGAGTTCCTCCAGATATTCGGGGCTGTCCTCCAGATAATCCAGCATGGCTTGGGTGGCTTTGATTTGGCTGTCCTCACCGTTGGCCTCCATGATGCGGCGGCGTTGACGGCGCAGCTCCCGGAGCTTAAAGTCAATTTCGCTGGTTTGGGATAAATAAAGAGCAGAATCTACGTATCCCTTCGACTTGAGTCGAACAAGAACGAGATTCTGCTCGGTGAGCTGGGCGATTTCTTTGTCGATATCATTGATTCTGCGGTTGGAGCGAAGCTCCTTTTCCCGAAGCTCGGTCAGCTGAGATAAGACCGGGGACAGGATTTGCGCGCGATGCCGTTTCAGCTTGTGGTACATGCGGAGGATTGCCGTGACAATCTGTTCCTCCGGTATCTGTGAGGTGGGGCAAAGGTCTTTGTCACGGTCATGCCTCCGGCAAGTCCAGTAGATCTTTTCATTGACGATTTTTCTGCGGAACAGGGTTCCGCAGCCTTCACAGCGGATTTTCTTTGCCAGCAGTGCGGAGGAAACCGTTCCGTTTGTCTGCCTCCGTCGGCTTTCCATCAGCGCCTGCACCCGCTGAAAGTCCTCCTTGGAAATAATCGCCTCATGGCAGTTCTCTACAAAATATTTTGGCTTTTCACCCTTGTTGCGCACCTGCCGGAACGGGATTTCGTTGGTGGCGAAGCTCTTTTGCCAGAGCATATTTCCGGTGTAGGCGATGTTGGTGAGGATGTATGCCACTGTGCTTGGGTGCCAGACAGTTCGCCCCTTGGTGCGGGGGACGTCTGCCTTGTTCAGATCGTCTGCGATGTCACTCTTTCCCTGACCGCTGAGATAAGCGGCATAAATGCGGCGCACCACCTCGGCCTGTTCGGGGATAATCATCAGGGTGCGCCCCTCCAGTCGGTAGCCGTAAGGCTCGGACGGCGAGAGGTAGTCGCCCTTTTCCATGCGGATGCGGACGCTGATCCGCATATTGTTTGAGTGGTTCTGTGACTCCATCTGTGAAAAAGCGCCGTAGATGGTGGCGATCTGCTCCGACGTCATCTTGCCTGTATCGATGTTTTCTTTCTCAAAGTGGATGGAGATGCCCAGCCGAAGAAGCTCCCGCACATACTGGATATATTCCTTGGTGTTTCTCGCAAAGCGGGATATGGATTTGACGAGGACGCGGTCAATCTTTCCGTCGCGGCAGTCTTGAATCATGCGGTTGAATTCATCCCGCTTGCTTGCCACAAGACCGGAAATGCCCTCGTCTGCGTAAATGTCCGCCAGCTCCCAGCTCTCCTGTGCGGCGATATGACGGGTGTAATAATCCACCTGTGCGATGTAGGAGTTCTGTTGATCCTCCGAGTCGCTGCTCACACGGGCATATGCCGCCACACGGAGCTTTGCAATTTGCGGCTTTCTCGCCTGTATCAATGTGATTTTGGGCGGTTCTGCCGATGTTGAATTGGGTTGATACATCTTTTTTCCCTCCTTTCAACGACATACACTACCACACCTCCCGGCATATAGCTACTGAATAGTTGATAATATTCAGAAAACAATTCCGGGACTCAGCAGGGCGCGATGATGGTGGGGCGCAGCCTGCGTTCCAAGTCTTTTTTAACCTGTTCAAGCTCCTTGTTGGTCATGCCCTTGACGGCTGCAAGCCGTGTGAGCTGCTGCAGGGCGGCAGCGTACATCAGATTATCGGATACCTGTGCGTTTGTCATGGCGTTTCCCTCCCTGATAAAATAGGCGCCGGAGCCAGCCCGACGCTGATTGCCAGTGCCTCGTCAATTTTTTTCATTTCCTGTTCATCCAGCCTGCCGACATATTCCCGAAGCCTGCTGCGGTCTATGGTGCGTATCTGCTCCAGAAGCACAAAGGACTCCTTCAGGCGGCCGCAGGCATGACCGATGCTTGCATGGGTGGGGAGCGGCTTTTTCGGCTTCGCGGTAATGGCGGCGGCAATCACGGTGGGACTGTAGCGGTTTCCAACATTGTTTTGCAATATGACAAGGGGTCGAACGCCACCCTGTTCCGAGCCGACTGTTGGATTTAAATCTGCGTAGTAGATGTCGCCTCGTAAAATGGTATTATGGAACTGTTTCAAATACACACCTCTTTTCTTATGCCGGTATTCTTAATGGCACAAAAATAGAGACCGCCCTGTATGATCTGCTTTGCTGTGAGAGCCTTTGCAGGCAGGGCGATCTCCATTGCTTCTGACATTAAGTCTTTTTTCTGTAATAACGGTGCTTAATTCAACACTATTCCCCAAGCACACAGAGCTCTGGTGTATAAGAGCTCAAAAGGCGACGGCCTGAACTGCGGTTGGCTTCACCGCATCATAGGAATCTCACCTCCACCGGGATCTCCGCTGGCTGCCCTCATTGCGTGATCCCCCTGCCAAGGGGGGCTGTGACTGGACAGAAGTATCAATATAGGCTGACGGGGTCATTGCGAAACAGGCTGCCACAGCCTGCTTTTCGGACGGATGGGTACCGCTTTGCACCTTATTTGGCCGTCTTTGATAGGAGCAGAAAGAAACAACGAACAGAAAATAAGTGCTTTCGTTTTCTTACTGCCTGCCTACAGGTGGTCTTGGCGCATCCTCCGGGGTCGCTTTCCCTTTTTTGGGGCCGTCAGCTAACGTATTCAGGTCGTCGGATATGAAATTTTCAAAGAGCAGTGAGGGTGAATAGAAAAACCCCCTCACTACTAAGCCGATTTCGTGAGGGGGTCTACAAAAAATATTTTTACTTTTCTATCATTTTTTTGAGCTTCAGCCGAATCTGTCGTTCACGGTAGCTGATAGTTTGTTGCTTGATACCGGTTTCCCGCTCCAATTCCGACTGAGATTTTCCTTGAAAGTACAGGGCAAAGATTAAAGCCTGTTCCTCCTTAGAAAGCTGTGCGAGGCATCGGTGGAGCTTTTCCGCTATGAGCTTGTCCACGACCACATCCTCCACACGGGGAGAAGCAAGGTCTGGAATCCCATCCTCACCTGTTGTTTCCACCGTATCCATGGCACTGTAATAAAAGACGCCGTGTGCCATATCCCTTTCCTCCAGATAGGTTTCACGGCGCTTCATGCGGTGATAGGTAACATAGACTTCTTCGCTGACCGGCACAAGCTGACCCTGCACCTTGATTTGGTATTTTTTCTTGCTCTCCCTCTGATGCTGAGTGTCTCTTTTGATGCTTTTCATAAAATCTGCTCCTTTGAATTTCAAATTTTTGAAATCCGCCGGAGCCATCGAATCCGCATAAACGAAACAAGACGGCAGGAGAACCTCCTTTGCAGGAAGTTCCGCACTGCCGTCTTGCGTTCTGGCGGATTTCATTTTTATTACTGAGGTACGGTTATGCTACAGGTTTTACACGATCATGCGTTATGTTCAACGTGCCATCGGTATTTACGGTGATGCGAGTAACGCAATCTTTTATCTGAATTTCAAACAGACGTTGATCGCTGCTCATATCGCCGATGCGTTTTTTATTCAGGTTTCTTACTTCGGTCATAGAAATACTTCCCTCCCCTCGACTGATTTGTGAGTGTTCAGGCATATAAAGCAAAAGCTGTTATCGCCTTACGCAATAACAGCATACTAATTTATGGGACAAGCTTGGAGGTGTGGGAATAGCTTTCCGATAGAGTGCGAGTAGCGAATTTTTAATATTGTACCAAGTTCATGCATGAAGTCTAAACATGTAAAGCCAATATCAGCGTTAATCAAGTTAACCTTGATATCAGTCTCAAAACGTGATAAAATATTCCAAATAGGCTATTTGAGGGCAAAGCTCTTTGGAGGAGATATTATGGCGTTCAGCTACAATAAGCTATGGAAAATACTGATAGATAGAAAAATGATGAAAAAAGATTTGATGGCTATGACGGGCTTAACTACAACTACTATGGCAAAGTTAGGCAAAGAACTGCCGGTCAGCATGGACGTTTTGGCGCGCATATGTAAGGCTCTCAGATGTAATATTGGGGATATCGTCGATTACATTGATGAAGAAAATAAATAGGATACAGTTCAGTTTGAATGGAGGGTTTCGGCATGAGGTTATGTTTTGGCTCATATTTAGCGATTCTTGTTCCGTGCAAGGCAGTTAATATTGATAATAAGCAGTTGTGCGAAGCACTTCTTCATTCTGTTGCCCCCAATTATGAGTTTACCTTTTCAGGGCAGGAAAATGCAGATCGTGTCAGAGAAGATGCCACATCAAAATTACTGCGGTGTGAACAAAACCTCTCAAAAGATATTACTGGGCCAGCCCGCAACGCCGTTCCACAAGAAGTAGCCAGCTACTTTAAGAACAATGTCATCAATCTGTTGGACAGTAATTTATCCAAGCAGATAATCCTGGCGCTTAAAGACATGATTGGTAATGATTTTCCTGAAAAAGATGGGAAGAAAATACATGGTATTTACGATGATACGAAAGTCGAACTGGTCAATGGCATAACAAAAAAAGAATTGGCATCCCAAACCGAATTCTGTTTTCATTCGTTTTTGGCCGGAGTCTTTTTATATGTTGTCACAAACACTACGAACCGAAGCGGCAAAAAGACGATTCGGTCTGTTACACAAGAGTATGTTCTTTCCTTCACATCTCGGATTGAAGAAATAACGCTCCTTGAGGATAATGTGTCAGATCGGATCTGCACTTATGATTATAGAAACGGAAAGACCGATACAGAATTCGCCGAAGGTGTCGCAGAGTATGTGATAGACAAAATCAAGCAATTACCTCAGCCATCAAAACAGGACGATTCCCTGCTTGTTACTCTGCTGTCAGAAGCTAATGGTAAGTGTTTATATTGCGGTGGTTATCTTGGAATTCCCAAGCGAGGGAAGATTCCGGTTAAAAACTGTGAAATTGTCTATTTGAAGCAGTTACCAGATGAAGCGGACAGCTATGAAAATGCGGTAGCATTATGTACAAACGAATGTGCTCCTCTTGTTCCGGCGATGTCATCTGATGAAATAGCAGAGTTGCTTGAAAAAAAACACCGTTGCGCGGATATTCAGGCATTTCTTGACAGAATATCCGGCATTAAGTTTCAGGATGAAATAGAGACCGTTCTGCGAGAAGTTCATAAGACAAAGAACGCGCAAGGACTGGAGCCAACAGATATCAAAGATTTGGTTGAGATTGATCGTAAGATTCACGAACCTTTCCTGAAGGACAAGATTAATGCGAGTATGGCTCGCTTATATAAAACTGTAAAAAACACTTGCTCCCGTCTTGAACAGGAAATTGGATTTGACACGAATATGTTTGGGGAGTTAATGAAATCCGCTTATAAGCTGCTCGAAAGTGGAATACAGCAAAAATCAGATATCATCGATCCACAGGAATACATAGCAGATCTCTTAGTTGAAAAA